AATTATCCGCATGGCTCTTGCAGGAACTATAACTGCGCTTGGCGTTCTAAGCCAACACCTTGACTCGATTATTGCAACCACCAGCCCATTGGGCATGGCTTTGGCGTTCGGGATCGCCCAAACGCTCATCTATCTCAACTCTGGCCAAACGCCACCGCCAAAGGACTAAGCCTGTGCGTATCGAGGATGTCATCAACCCTGACTATGGATGGATCGTTCCTGTGGCCCAGGTCGTCACAGATAAAGCCGTGCAAGGCAGTTCGATCGACCCTTCGATTCCGCAAACCATGTATGCTGCTGCCGCAATCATCTACGCCGTAGCAGCTTACCGCAGGTCTCTGAGAGACCCGAAGAAGTAGCAGTCTCCCCGCCTACCGTCTCACCGTCGAGATGACAGGCGAGACGGTTACCATTTTCCTGACGTCAGGAAAATAGTTGACAGATGTTCCCGAAATCTGTTTCGGGAACATACCCTAAACCCAAGAGAGGTAAGGTGATCCTTGTTCGCAGAGTTCATGATCTACACGGCTCAATCCTGCCAGTCTGGCCAGTGTCCAAAGCAGACAGTGACCACAACGACCACCAAAACCGTGACCATCACAGAATCGCCAAAAACGGCTCCTGTGATCTTCCTCGCTCCTGAACGACCAAAGCGACGACTGGCACTGCCACGGCTCTTCCAAGGGCCAACCGTGTTCGTCTGTGGAAACGGTGCGTGCAAATGATCAGCAAGATCATCATCCGCCTGTTGACTCCGATTATCGTGGAGGTCATCCGCGAATTGCTCTCCAAGCTGGCCAACGGCGAACTGGTGTCTATCGACGAATCTAGTGTCAAACTGGCACTTAATCAGCGTGAAGAGTCGATTCAGTCGCAGCTTAAATCTGTTCAATGGGAGGTCGGCCTGTGATCGGACTTCTGATCGCAGTTCTACTGGCTCAACAGCCTGTTCCCTCGACTCTGGTTCCGCCAGCAGTCGAGGAACGGGTGGTGTTTAGCCATGCTGGATTTACCTACTTTGTGGGCAAGTCCAGTGGAAGTGTCATCGCCATCGAACAGGGTGGTGTTCGACCAGTCCCGCCACCAGTCCCTGATGAGGACGAAAAGCCTCAACCAGTCAGTGGTATCAAGTGGTTTTCGGTTGTTGTGGATGAATCCAAACCGGAGCAGCAGTCATGGCGTACCGACCCAGAGATCCGCAAGTTGCTAGAATCGCGTGGGATACAGTATCGCTCGTACACCGCCGAGGAGACGGACATCGACCGACTAGGGTTTCAGCAAACCGTTGGTCAGATAGGTTTACCGACCGTCATCTTGCAGGATCAGGCAGGAAAGATCGTCAAGTCTACGAGTCCCAGAACCAAGGATGACATCTTGAAGTTGGTGGAGGTGATCAAGTGAGCAATCTGCTTGGCTGGGTGACACCTGACGGCGAGTTGAGGTATTTGGGAAGCCATGAATCCACGCTCATGCTGGCCACTGGCAAGCAACTCCCAGACATCCCCGAAAGCGAATGGGAAGAATTCGACCTGAGGGACGACCCAAAGTATCCGGTCAAGATTAAAGACCAGAACGGAAAAGGGGCTTGCAATGGCCATGCAGCGGCAAGCAGTCTGGAAATCGCTCGGTACGTTTCTGGTGCTGCTTATGTCGCTCTCAGTCCTTGGCTCGTCTATGCTGATCTATGCAATGGTTGGGACGTTGGATCAAATATTGCGGAAGCTCTTGTCTACCTTGAAAACAAGGGGACTTGCTCTGAGCCGCTGGTTCCGTATGCGACAATTAATCCTTCACGAATTCCTCAGTCGGCCAGAACTGATGCCAAGCGGTTCAAAGTTGAGATCGGATACAGGCTCAACACTTTCAACGATTTATGTGTTGCGGCCCAGCTCCGAATGCCATTTAACTTTTCAGTCCCAGTCAACTCTAATTTCAACGTGCTCGACAAAGATGGTATCCCAGGCAACCGAGCTGGATCCCACAACCATGCCGTCACAGGTGGCATGGGAATGAAGAAAATGCCCAACGGCAAATGGGCGATCTTGATGCAAAACTCGTGGGGAACCCGCTGGGGCTGGAATGGATACTGCTGGATCATAGATCGTAATGTGGCCGGAACTAGCTGGGATGCTTATTGCGTCAGTGCCACTGTGGCCGATCCGAACAACTTACCTCCAGTGCTTGCATAAATCGCACATTGAAACGCAAAACACCTAAGAGCAGGCTCAATGCCATGCCAAGCGGCACGGAATTGGAGCGTATTGCCCGCCGGATCCTCACGGAGCTGGGCAACAACGTGGCAAAACCGTGGCTGGCAATTTACGATCGCAAGAAAGAAGCCGATCCATTCACGGCTCCACTTGATATGGCTGGTCAATTTATTCCAGTCATTGAAGCATGGATCGACGAATCTGGCCGGTCGTTTCTGGTGTCACTTGGCCAACAGGATGCCGACCAATGGTTGGTTCGTGCACCAGAAGTGATTGAGGCCGCACGTAATGCGACTCTGGATCTCTGCCAAGAGACGATTGAGCAGTTCACCAGCGATACGCTCAGAACTCTGGAAGGTATGCGGGCTGATATCGCAGCCTCAATTGAGGCGGGCGAAACGGCTGGAGAATTAACCAACCGAATCAGCACATGGATCAAGGACAACGCACGATGGCGAGCACGGCGCATTGCAATCACCGAATCAGCACGAGCCTATAACACAGGCCTGACAAGTGCTGCTGAGGGGCTGGACTTTATCGCCGGTTGGGAACTGCTCCTGTCCGGTGACGCCTGCCCAATGTGTCAAATGATCTTTCGGCTATGTCCGGTCATTCCCAAGGGCGGCACTTTTGGCACGAACGGTAAGAATAAGACATACAAAGACCTTAAATTCCCACCATTCCACCCTGGTTGTGTACTAGGCGAAACGCCCGTCATTACCTCTGGTTTGATTTCCGCCATGTCTGCCAAGTATCAGGGCCGCTTGGTGAGGATTTGCACTGCTGATGGAAGCGAATTCACCATCACCCCGAATCACATGATATTGACCCCTAGTGGATGGGCTGCCGCTCAAGACCTGCGAGAGGGAGACGATATAATCCGCAGCACGGCCATCCAAATGGAACCCCTGACCCCACTTGGGAGTAACCCAGACAATAACAACCGTCCAACCAATGCTGAGCAAGTATTCAACTCTCTCCGCATGGCGAGCACCGTGCCGCCCCGCAGCGTGCCAGCTTCCCCCATAGATCTCCACGGCGATGGGCAGAGTTGTCATGGCAATATCGACATTGTAAATGCCAATTGCCTTTTGAGCAGTGAACTCGACTCCTCTTTCGGTCAAAAACCGTCCGAGTTGCCTCTCGTGGTCGCTGGTCGATATTCCGCCGATACGCTCAACAGTATTAGCTCTCTTGATACGTTCCTCGGGACCTGCCTTGCGGCCACGGGCGGACTTATTGGCCGAGACCGTGAGGATGCGGCGACCCTCTGGGGACAATCGCGACATGCGAACAGTATTGGCCTCGGAGCCAGTCCGAATGCGAAGTCCCATCTTTCTAAGTCGAAGAACAATTCCTGGCCTAGACAAGGCGAAGTCCTTAGACATCTTCAAAACGCTGTCCCCGGAATCGTAAGCTGCACGAAGATCATCAAGATTGATATCAGTATGTCGCAAGGTGTAATTCCTGTTTACGATTTTGAAACATCACAGAGCACGTACATTATAGCAAATGGAATCGTATCGAGCAACTGCCGGTGCAGTCTCTTGGAAGTCTTTGAAGACGAGATGCCCAAGGAATTAAAGCCACCTGTCAGGCCGGGTGAGAACGGATACCTACAGCCTTCAGACATCGACTTTGCCGCTGCTGAAGAGGCTGGCTATCAATCGGTTGCAGTTGGGAACGCCAAGTCATTCACAAAAACAGGCCGGATATTGGAGGCTGATAATGATCACTAAATCAACTGATTCCGGCATCACAAAAAGCGATACAGGCGGCTTTGTGGGCTATGCTGCCCGCTTCCTGAACATCGACCGACAAGGCGATATCATTTTGCCTGGTGCGTTCCAAAAATCAATTCAAGACTTTATGGACTCAGGTGGACTGGTCCTGTCTGACCATGAAAACAAAACATCCGCGGTGATCGGCACGCTCAATGATGCGACCGAGGACCGGTCTGGTTTGAAAGTGGATGTCACGTTTTCCGCCACAAAAGCCGGTCAGGATATCCGCACTCTGCTCCGTGAAAAAGCGGTTCGCAAGATGTCGATTTCATTTCTGGCAAGACAACCAGAACGATTGAGCAAAAAGCAGGTCTCAGAGCTTTGGGACCGGTACGGATACAAACCAAACGCAAGTCAAATCAGGCTCTCTGAAAAGGGTGCAAATCTGATCAAAGAAGTATCGGAGATTATCGAAGTCTCAGTAGTGCCAATCCCGGCCAACGCTGACGCTTCGATTATCAGCGTCAAATCGCTATCCGACGATGAAACACCGACCCCGGTGGTGGATGCCAAGCACCTGACGAAATTGTTTCGCCAGGCGGAATTGGCTGATTCGATATTGACCGCCGCCAAGCGGTAAACGAAAGGTTCTT